AATGCGGTCAAGGTTGCATTTGGGGAAAGCGCCAAAGTACGGCTGGCCCGCCGTAAAATCCAGAAGCTGCGACTCTAGCGCAAAGTTAGTGTAGGCCTTGGCCACGAAGCGCCAAAACGTGACCTGGGGGTTGCCCGTGAGCACAGCGTCGGCAAGACCCTGAGCGGCGAGCTGCGTGACGGCGCCTGCAGTGGCAGATTGACGTCCAGACATTTGTTAAGTGAGAGAGTTGGTGAGGGGTGTTTAATGGTGCGCAAGAAAAAAGTGACACGTAATTTATTTTCAACGCAAATAGTTGACTTATTAGTTGGCAAAGCGCTTGCCGCCCAGGCCGTACTTGAATCTTAGAATGTTCCAGTTAGTAGCAAACACCATAAACGTCACATTGCCGTTGCCATCGTTAGCGCCAGAAACAGCAGAAGGCCCGTAGAAAATGTGGCGATCAAGCGTCACATTAAGCTTGGTGTTGTCGATGCGCGAAAAGTTGCAGCTGCCAGAAGGCTGCACATCTTCGGGCTGCAGCGCAAACGAGTACGAGTAAATAAACTTGCCAGTATTGGTTGTGCTGGACACAGAATCTCCGTTAGTAGTTAGTACTAAGTTTCCAGGAATGTTTGTATGATGCTGCCACGGCTCAACAAGGCGGAAATATCTGCCCTCCACATCACCAAAACGCGACGCGTTGTTAAGCAGAAGCTGCACCGTGCGCACTGGGTCGTAAAGCGTAGGACCGTACAACTGCGAGCCACCGTCAAACTTAAACCATTGGTTATACAGGTCGTTGTTATCACCAACCTGGTTCTGCCCCTGCCAAGCCTCGTAAGCGCCAAGACGAGCCACCCAGTATAGCTCAATGATCGTGTGATTAAAGTTGATTTCATATTGAATCTTGCGATCATTGCCCGCATACTGATTTGTCGTAGATACAGTGTAGTTAACTTGCGTATTCGTATCTTGGTGCTCAATCATGAGCTGCTCAAAAGCGCCATCCGCAAACTTAGAGCGCTCGCGTTGATCCAGGTACACGTAGCACACCTCAATAAAACCGCCAAGATCGCTGTTTTGAATGTTATTACCCAAACCTCCGTCGGCTAGTGTTTGAGGAACAAATTTGGCGTCAGGATCATAATAATTGCGAATAAACACGCCATTACTTGAGCCGTTAATAGCAAAACCCTGACCATCCACTTGCATAGCGGTTCGAGTAAACTTTAGCAAACTATACAAATCTCTAATTTTGATAGAAACGGCAACGGAGTGGAATTGGAGGGAAACAAGAGGCAGCGCGAGACCCGAGTTGAGCGTAAACCAAAAAGGCAGAGGCACGTAAAGACGACGCGGCTGCTCTGATGCACGCTGAAGAGCCGACACACTATATAGTCTGCCCGTCATTTCAATCAGTCTTTTACCAGGCTGACCCGTAAGCTCTTCCCAAATAAACAGGAACTCGCCCTTCATGTAATCAATATTTTGCCCGCCAATAAAGAAATTTGCAGATTCAATTAGAGCTTGACCAACAGCGTCCGTCCAGTACGGGCGATACTCACTTGTTGCAATTGCATTGTTACGTTTAGCTCCAATACCGGGCAGATCAAATACCGCATACATCCAGTACACAAGATCACCAATGCGATCTAGATTGCATTTAGGAAAAGAGCCAAAGTACGGCTGGCCGGCCGTATAATCAAGAAGCTGCGACTCTAGCGCAAAGTTAGTGTAGGCCTTAGCCACAAAGCGCCAAAACGTGACTTGAGGATTGCCCGTCAGCACGGCGTCAGCAAGACCTTGAGCCGCCATTTGCGTGACGGCACCCGCGGTTGCAGTTTGACGAGACATAAGTAGGGGTTGATGGGGGTTTACATTCACACAAGATTTTTTTAGTGTTCATATTTATTTCAACGCAAATTAGTCTGACAGGATGACCTACTAAACTATTAGTTGGCAAAGCGCTTGCCGCCCAGACCGTACTTGAATCTTAGAATGTTCCAGTTCGTCGCAAACACCAGGAACGTGATCGACGAGTTTTCGTCATTGCTAGTAGTATAACCAACCGGAGTAGGAGTCGGCCCAAAGAACAGGTGGCGGTTAAAGTACACGTTGAGCTGCGTGTTGTCAATACGCGAAAAGTTGCAGCTGCCAGAAGGCTGCACATCCTCCGGCTGCAGCGCAAACGAGTACGAGTAGATGAACTCCTTGGGAATGTTGGTGTGGTGCTGCCACGGCTGGACCAGACGGAAGTATCTGCCCTCCACGTCGCCAAAGCGGGTGGCGTTGTTAAGGCGCAGCTGGATGCGATCAATGGGATCAATGGGCACACCCGTAACCGGGTTGCTTAGACCGCCAAAATCAAACCACTCGTTGTAAAAGTCGTTAAATGCACCGTACGTGTTCTTGCCATTAAATCCCTCATGCGCACCCAGACGCACTGCCCACAGCAGCTCAATAATCGTGTGGTTAAAGTTGAGCTCCAGTCTGGCCTCCTTGGCTACTCCAGCCACCGCATTAGTGCCAGCCACAGTGGTCTCGTACTGCGCCTCCGTGTCCTGGTGCTCAATCATGAGCTGCTCAAAGGCGCCATCCGCAAACTTGGAGCGCTCGCGCTGGTCGAGGTACACGTAGCACGCCTCGATGTAGCCGTTGAGATCCTGAGACTGCAGATTTTGCGTAAGAAGCGTGTACGGTTGATATGCCGCAGTAGTCGACGTGCCGTTACCCGTAGTTGGCGCTGGGTATCCATCCCAATAAGCAACTGACGTATCCCACGCCGGGCGCAGAAACACACCAAACTTGGTTCCCGTAACCGAGTATCCAAGCGCCATGCTAGCCTTGGTCAGCTTAATAAGGTGCTGGAACGGGCGCAGCTGTAGCGACACGGCAACAGAGTGGAATTGCAGAGAAACAAGCGGTAGTGCAAGACCGGAGTTCATCGTAAACCAGAAAGGCAGAGGCACATACAGACGACGCGGCTGCGAAGAGGCGCGCTGTAGAGCATTAATGCTCACGTAGTTGCCCGTCATCTCCTTTAGGCGCTTACCGGGCTGGCCGGACAGCTCTTCCCAAATAAACAGAAACTCGCCCTTAATGTAATCAATGTTCTGCCCGCCAATGAAAAAGTTGGCTTGCTGAATAAGCGCCTGGCCCACAGCGCGCGTGTAATAGGGAGCATTAGGGTTTGTAGGCGGTGTCGGAGGGGTAAACGTGGTGTCTCCAAAGCCCGCAATGCCATCTGCAGTGCCTTGAGCATCGTACGACGTGTAGGTTAGGCAGCCAATGCCGGGCATGTCAAACACGGCGTACATCCAGTACACAAGGTCGCCGATGCGGTCCAGGTTGCACTTGGGAAAGTTGCCAAAGTACGGCTGGCCGGCGGTAAAATCAAGAAGCTGCGACTCTAGCGCAAAGTTGGTGTAGGCCTTGGCCACGAAGCGCCAAAAAGTCACTTGGGGGTTGCCAGTGAGCACGGCATCCGCCAGGCCTTGGGCGGCCATCTGCGTTACGGCACCTTGGGTTGCAGTTTGACCGGACATGTTTGTAGTAGTGGGTAGAGGGTGTTTACAACAAAGCAAGAAAAAAAAACGGGCTAAATATAGCGCGCGTTGAAATGCCGCGCTAAAAGATCACGGCGTCAGCAAATTGAGAGGCATGGAGGGTCAAAATGAGTCCCAGGGTGGCGCTGAGCGGCCCAGAAAGCGCGCAAAGCGCGTAAAACCCGAAGAGGAAGAAGATGAGCACGGGATTCCGGCTGAAATGAAAGACTTTATTGTGCCTGACGACGAGGATACAGTTACTACCGCGACTACAGCTGCGGCCGAAGAGGAGGATACGAGCGAGTTGATTCGAGAAGCTGCTCGAGTGTCTCAGGGTGCGGCTGGGCTTATTGTGAACGAGCAGGGACTTAGGAGATCTGCAAGGGCAAATAAGGGCAAGCCGCCTGCGCCGTTTATTCAAGAGGGCTATGCAGAACTTATGCTGGATGATGCGGATGTGGACGACGTGTTTAATGATTCCGCAGATGATGCCAGTATTCATACTAGCGACGAAGAGGATGAGGAGGGTAGTGATGAGGGTGAAGAGGAGGGTGATGAGGAAGAAGAGGGTGATGAGGAGGGTGATGAAGAAGAACATGTTGCTAATAATGATGATGAAGATGAAGATTATACTGAAAGTGAAAAAGAAAGTGACAGTGAGGAAGAAAGTGAAGAGGAGGAGGAAGATGAAGAAGAGGATAACATTATAGTTAAACTCTAAAACTTTCTTCCACTTCGCCTTCTTGCAGACGCCCGGCTTCTTTAAGAAGCAAAGCAGGGGCATAACGCTCAAAATAAAATTTTTCAAGCTTGTCCATTAGATCCGCGCAATACGCGTCATCCCGCTGATAGCGCCGCAACGTAAACTTGTCTACTGTCCACACAAAAAAGTCGCACCACGGCAGGTTGAGCAGATACATTACGCCCTGAATTTGGTCCCAATACTGCTGCGGCACGCCATTCCACGGCTTGTCGTTTTGATACTTGGCTTGATCCTCATACACTTGGCCTGTTGCAGGCGCCTTAATCTCCAGCAAACCTATGACAGGCTGCAAAGTCGCATAGTCCAATGTGTAAACAACGCCGTCGGGACTTGCGCCAAACCACGGTTTAGCCGGATTAATAATCAAACCGGGATGCTTGACCTCAAATGGCAGCTCGGAAGGCAGGCCGTTAGAATCGCTGCGATAACGCGTACACCACTCGGCTTTGCGCTGCACTTCGTACACAGAGCACGCCAGGGATTCGTGAAACGTGCCATGCCGAGTAGCTGAGTTGCCTTTAAACGTGCCCCAAAGCAGCTCTTTAAGAAGCGCAGTGGGCGATTGGTACGAATTGTGGCCAGCTGCGGATCCAAACGAGGATGCAGTCAAGCGGCCTTTGCGCGCCAATAACCACTTGTCGGATCGCTGATCATAATTTTCAATTTCGCGGGCTTGAGATTCAGTAATGCGCAACCCAAGACGGTCAATTACGTCTTGACGCTCTCTAGGCATTACAAAGTGTTCTACTCGAGGCGGAGGCACATACTTTACAGCTGGTGCTGCAGTCGGCTCTACAAACTCGAAAAACTTGCATCCGGTTTCGCGGGGTTTAGGGCAAGCGTAAAAGTACTTGCCCACATTCTCCGGTTTGCTGCTTGGACCACACTTGCTTTTGCGGCACACTAGACCGCACTTGCACAACTTTTCTTCAGACGTGCCTCCAGCTGCTACTTGAAAAAACTCTGCAGCGGCAGGTGGCGGAGTTGCTTCAACCTTGGGACGTTTGCGTGCAGCGGGCATGACTTCTCCATTAGCAGCAGCGTTGAGACGACGAAGCAACGACATGTTAATATGTTAGACTTTAGTATAAAATTTTTAAAAGTTATACTTTTACACCCACTGTGATTTTATTTCCTCGTAATTTCCCCACGACCCAAACTTGATTAGAATTTCTTCAGATCGCGCATCGGGTGTTAAGCCCATGATAGCTCTTCCGCTGCACTTGACACTACCATCGTCATTAAACGCCACGCCGCAATAAGCTTCATAGTCAGCGAATTTGGGATGCATGATACGCGTCGCTTTTTCTGTTAATGCACAAACTGGAAATTGACTGTGAATTATGGATTTGGGCGGTACAGCAAAACGTACGCCTGCACACCAAAATTGCGCGGAAATGTTATTGTCGTGCGATATGCGCTGCCAAAGATCCGCTTTGCTCATAGAGCACGCGGCAGTCCAAAAAAGAGCGGGAATGGCGCGAGGTGGAGAGCATGGAGCTTTGCCTATTTGTAATGGCGACTCGTTCATGGCGCAAGGAAATCCAACTTGATCTGCCCCACTCACGGGCGGCGACACAAGCACGATATTAGGCTCAACTGCCTCAATCATGTCAATAGCCCGCTGCTCCCAATTTTGCACAAAAACGCAATTTGGAGCTAGTGTTACAACATACTTTTCGCCTTTAAACCCTTCTTTTAACTGCTGAAATACGTTTGTGCCCTGCGTCACGCGAATAAATTCCGTGTACCTACGATCACCCTTGATAAATTGAGATTGCTTGGCTCGCGCGTCGTACAAACCAACCCCTCTTCGATCTGCAATAAGAACGCGGATGCGCGAAGGGCACGCTGCATGTGCAAACAAGTTTTCTAGCGTAGTTGCCGTGTCGCCGCCTGTTAAGACTAGGGCGCATACAGTATTGGCAGCGCAGTCGCCCGTTTTGCAGTTAATATCAGAGAGGGCAAGACGTTTAGCAGTGCTTTTGCGCTTTTGCAAGACGGTGATGAGCACAATGACGAGGCATACAGTGCCTCCAACAATCAAAAACTTGTGAGCAGCCCAAATCTCTTCGCCTTTTTTGCGCAACACATCCATTTTTTAGAAAATAATGTTTATTATTTGGCATAGCCTAACGCCCGCTTGACTTCAGTAGACCGCTCCTTCCAGTTTTCGCGCAGGTAATGCACACCTGCCAAACGCTCTTCTTTATCCACATACTTTTCAGGTGCATACGTTTCCTTGCGGTACAGCTCATAGCACGAAGGATTGCAGAAGAAAGACTTTTCAGGGCCTCCTAGCAGCATGACGCTGTACAGCATGCGTTCCTCGGGGCCACTCCGAACCCCCGGATGCACCGTCTTGCACTGCTTGCAATACATTATTTTTCTTAAGCACACAAAATGAGAAGCGCAATTATACCGCAGCAAGTTTGGCCGTCTCGACCTCATCAACGACCACATTGCCCTTGTCGTCGCGCACGTAGACTTTGCCGTACACTTCGTACCGCGGATATGTGTAGCGGTACATTAGCGTGCGAATCGCCACATTCATAAACACTTTAAACGATGCGGCATAGACCAGGCATGTAGGAGGCTCGTAATTAGTGCCTGCGCCAAGATTGGAGCCGTAATATTTGGGATTGTTCTTGCACTTGACGCATCCGCACTGCGGTTTAAGAGGCGACCAAACTTCTTGGCATCTCCAACAAGGCGTGCGACGCGCAGCATAGTCCACAGTCTGTGCAATGACGCGCTGGTCAAAATCGGCCTTGTTGCGCGTATACTTGACTAAGGGCACGCGCTCATAAATGTGATTGCCTAACCGAGCCAGTACGTCCGATGCGGCTTTAAGGATTGGATGAGGATCCATGTCTTTTCCTCCATCAGCCATGTATCCCGCGGTGCGCTGCTGAGGCGTAGCAGTTTCTAGAATTTCGGATAACACATGTGCAACCTCGTTAACTAATTCATCCGACATCTTGCCCTTGGCATCCATTTTTTATGATATAAAATTTATTATACTAGCTTGCGACGCTTGTCTTTAACTTTTTCCATAACAGCTTCGCGCTTGGCTTTGGTAGGCGCCAATCCGCACGTTTTGGTAGGTTGTGCTAATGCCATGTTCTTTACGGCCGGATGCTCAAACTCGCACTTGTCGCCTTTCTTGCACTTGTCTTCTAAATAAAACAAGCACACGGGTACTTTGGCACACATGGAATGCGTAAACTCGCAGTGCAGCCAGCCCTTGGCACACCGCCCTTTCAAAAAGTATTGGCACTGCGTCCCCTTGTGTCGTAATGCCGGATTAGCCTTGTAAAACGCGTTTACGCACTGCTGATTTCGCTTTTCCATTTGAGTCAAGTATGGTTCAAAGTCTAAACCTTTACCATCATCTACCGGCATAAACAGTGGCAACTGAGCTTCAAACGGAAATAGCGCATTAGCAGATGTCGTGTCGCGTTGACGCACATATTCGGCACAAACGGCAAATTGAACAGGATTTTCTTGAATCTTTTGCAGCGCCTCGTCCATATTCTTTACGATGCCTACAGCCTCGCCTTCTGCAGTAACAATTTTAGATGTTTTGGATACGCCTTGAAACATCAGCGGTACGCCAACAAGCACCTTGACGCGATCCACAGGCGCTTCAGCTTCTACATCCTTAACTTTTAGACAATCGGCTCGAAAGTGATCGCCAAATTCTAAGCATGCAGGACATTCGTACTCTTCAGGCGGTACAGGAATCATGCTAATCACATCGCCGTCAATACGCTCTTTGTACTGAAAGGAAGATGGATGCGCCAAAAAGTTCTTGGAGTAACTTTCCAACACATTGCGCAAAGCTATGCCAACACTACTCATTGCTGCATAAAACGCGTCGTCGTGTTTACATACGGCGCGTATTCGAGTCAATTCATCATCCGATTCAAATGCCGCATCCAACTTGGCATCTACAGCACTGAGTTTGTCTTCTAAATTATCTCGTGCATCCTCGACACCCGCGTCATACCATGGAGGTACATAAGGTCGAAGCGCAGGCGGCATGGCGTAGCGTTTCACCAAGATTTTCGTGTCGGCTTGAACTACATAATCATCCGGGATTTCGCGGTAATCGTCAAAAAAGCCTTGAATGTAAGATCCGGAGGCTGCACCTTTACCCACTTTTTTCTGAACTTTTTGCAATCCAACTTTAAGTTCAATCATGTAGCGCACAGTACTCCATAAATTGCCAGGTGCATCGTTTATTTCACGCCATTGCCTCGCGCTCGCAACTTCCACTGCATACGCAAACATTTATCACGCGCACCAATAAAAGCATGCCTAGCTCGCCGCGCCGAGCTGAGCGTCCATCTTCTAGTAGCGGAAGCAATGATGAATACAAGTATAAGAATTTGGTAGAAGAAATCTACCCGGATGATCCTAAAACGCAGCAATGGCTCAAACTTGTGCTTACTTTACCTTCACCGCCTAAACTCGGCAAGTCGCCAACCCGGAAAAAAGCAGTATCACCGCCAACTAAAAAGTCGCCTACGCGTAAACCGCGTTAGTACGCATACCTTCTGCTATCGGGTGTAATTGCAGCCGCAGAAACCTCAAAATTGTATGGCGGCGTACGATACGTTTTTCCAGTTTCAGCGTTAGTAATTTCAAACCTAATTTGGTAAACTCGATTAGCCATAAAAATGTCATTTGTTAGCGTAATTAAAATACCGTTGGGCGACACTTTTATTCCGTCTTCCGGAACACGAATTTGCCCATCGTTAATAATTGCTTTTATGATGTCACTTGGCCCAAATCGCATTTGTCCATTAACAGTTAATTGATGATTATTTTCAACATTGACGCGCTGAACAATAATATGCGAGTAAGGCGAGTAGGGAGACACGCAAAGTTGGCCACCAACTTGTACGCAAGGAGCCGCGCAACTGCTATACGGCATACTTGCGCAACTTTGTTCTAGCGACACCAAATCGCGCTGGCAATCTTGCAGCATAGGATACTTGCCAGCCGGATTGCACACACACATACCACTATCCGTGGTTGGCATGTCATACTTGACTCCACTGCTTTCAAACATTTGACCATTACACCACACTGCAGATTGCTGTGTTGCCGGAGGGCAAATTACAGGCGGAGGGCAAGGCGTGGGTTTGGGGCAGCAGCTGTTGCATGCCGGACAAGGTGCCGCTGGAGGACAGCACGAGTCGCATTTAGGGGTAGGAGTCGGAACGCCAGGAAGGATGTTGCCCATTTAAGTTAAAACAAGATTAAAAAAAATTTGATTTACTTGTAATATGTTGTACATTATGAATTCAGATGCTGTTGATTTGGTCATCATTAACCTTAAAGTGTTAGCCGGACTTAAAGAGTCGGACCGTCTAATTACGCGCAACGCGGCATTTGAGGTGCAGGAAACTGGATGGATTCAAACCATATCTCGCAGATGGAATGGAGACACGCGATGGTCTAATTTTGCCGAAATTAAAAAGCTTATTGAAGACGCTCTTCGCATTTTGGGGGCATACAGCGCCCACGCCTTTGGCACAGTGACTTCAGCTGCCCCCTTACCCAAACCCGATAATGCAGTCGAAAGTGTGCAGTCGCTAGTTGCAGAGCTCACATCAGCCGCCAATGGTCTTGT